ACGAGTTTTTTACAGTCAAAATTCAATGAACTAAGTGGACCTGTTAAGTTCGTAGTGAAGATATTAGGTGTAATATTATTAGCGGGATTATTAATACTAGCGTTACCAGTTCTTATACCGGCTATATTAATCGGCTTTGGTTTATATTTGGTAGATAAATTAGTATCAGCCTTAGATTTCTTTGCAGCGGGTGGTATATCTGGTGGAGGGATGGCAGTAGTTGGTGAAGAAGGACCAGAATTAGTTAGTTTACCTGCTGGTGCTAGAGTTCACTCTAATGCAACTAGTAGAAGTATGGTCACTGGCGGAAAGACTGTTAACAATTTTAACATTACAATAAATGCAAATGATACATCTGATGCTGAAATGAGAAGAATAGCAGATAAAATTGCTGGAATGATTGATACAAGAGTTAAGCGTAGGAGTTCAATGGGGTGATTAAATGTCAGGTGTAGGTGGTCATTATGTATTTTTAAAACTATCAGCGCATGATAGTGGAGATGGATTAACTAAGAATATAATACCATTAAAGGTAACAAGTGTTTCTTGTAGTGTAAGTAAAACCATACCATCTATTCCTGTTCTATTAAGCGGTACTATTACTGGCGAATCTACTACAGCAGCATTAGACGTTGGAGCAGCGTCTAAGAGTTTATCACTAAGCGGTGTTATATTATCTGAAACCATAACAAAACAATACGACGATGGTACTGATAAAAGTCTTAAATTTACGGCTCACGAAATAGCACAAATGATTGCTTCGGGAGTTGATTCTACAGGATTAGCACAACAACAGAGTTTTAACGAATTGGTTGTTTTGATGCCATCATTTGTTAAGAGTGATTATACATATAGAGCAGGTGTTGATGGTGTTTTCAATACAGATGATGCTTCTATCTTAGTACCGTTTACATTTGCATCAAGAGGAACTGCTAATAATTTAGATAACGAAGGTGTAGTGCTACCTAATACCTTTCCCGACTCTAGTACTGCAAAAGGTGTAGAAGGGTTTGTAAGAAGTTTTGGTTTTGATTTAGCCGCAGATACTATTGAGATTAGTTTCACTATGGAGTTTGAAGTTGCAAGAGTATTCCCAAGAGGTAATCCATTCATTTGAGGCATAATAATGTATGAAATATTTGCTGGAAAGAAACGCTCTCTAGTATTTCCAGTTATGTGTAATGGTAATGTAAAAATAGATTATAATGATAATATTGCCGATACGAGTGGAGACTCAGATACTACTGATGATGTAGGTTATGGTCTATGGGGGAATACTGGTAGTTTTTCTTTTGAAGCGATAGTTACTCCCTATGATGTTAATGGGTTTGGAACCTATACCAACAACACATTAAGTTCAAGAGGAGGAGTTTTCTCACCAAGTAAAAAGGTAATGCCAGCACTAGACCAAAGTACATTTACTGGTGGAATTGAGGGTACTTTTTATAACGAGGCTTACTTGACAAGAACTGCTAGATTAACGCACGAAATGATGTTATTTCATAATTCTAATTTTAAAATATATTTAAAAAATAATACTACCCATAATGAAAACAATCCAGCACAATACAAGATATTTGCTGAGATGACTATTGGAACTGGAACGGGGGCAACAACTACTACTATATCCTCTTCTGATTCTGTAATCTTACCTGCTCATGGAACTCAGTTTGTTTATAGTGATGCAGATAGTGTTCTTGGATTAAATTCTAAAAATAGAAAATTGTATGAAAAGAAAACTACTTTTACTGATTGCACTTCTACTGGTATAAGAATGGGTGGCGTAGCAAGTCTAACTGGTCTTCATGTTGGTCAAGAGATATTTATACATAGCAACCAAACTGCAACATCTTTAGGAACTATTTCCGCTTTAGGTGGCTCATCGATTGACTTAAATGCTCCTCCTCCTGTTGCAATTAGTTCTACAACCACTAACTTATTTATTGAAACTAAAAAACATGCATCATATGTTGATGATACTTTTCATATTGGTTTTTCATTTAATGGTAGAAATAAAACAATGAAGTTATTTTTAGATGGGATAGAAATAGCAAGTGGAACTCATGCTTTTTCTGGAACGCAAGCATTTCAATTTGCTAGAGAGGATTCCTATATTGGTGCAAATGGTAGTGCTTCAACTGGAGCCGCTTCTGCCGTAACCAATAAACAATTCATGGGAGAGATACATGAAATGTGTTTTTTAGGTTTATCGAAATCTACATTTAGTGATTTTGAAACTTTGAATCCAGACTTCGATGCTACCCTTATGTATCTGCAATTTGAAGAGGTGGACCTATAATGGCTATTAGAATAATGGCGGTTGATACTGGTAATGCAGGTGCAGGTAGAACAACTGCACCACAGACGGATGCAAATTTTGATGTTCCCACTAACGTAAGGTTATGTTATGAAGGAGTAGGTGGTTCATATGACCCCGACTCTGGAGATAGATTATTTACAATAATATATCCTGATGGGGAAGAAAGTGATAATGATGCTTTCACAGAAGCACATGCTTCGGGTTCATTTCCAAGCACTGGTTCTACTACCAATACAGAATACTCTAATTTAGGAACAACAGAAGGATACAGAATAAGGTGCTATGATGATGCTAATCAAGTTGGGGTAAGGCTCAATACTATTGATTTAACTGCGAATTATTACTTTGTGTTGATACATTCGGATGACCCTAATCAACATCACATGGCTAGAATAACTGAAACAAATACTCAAGATGTCAGTGGGGATGCCTTTGAGTTTGAACCTAGGCTTGGTAAAGAAATACCAAGAGGAACTAAGTTCATGGTATGGAAAGGGCCACCAGTTAGCACTACTGCCGTTGCCGTATCTGCTGGAATAAAATGTGTAGATAATACAAGTGCATCTGATTTGGCCTATAACCTGCAAGTTGCAAGACCTTTGTTTTATTTCTTTAACGATAACTTAGACAAAGAGAACGAACTAGACCATAGCACAAAATATTATGCTAGAAGTAGAAATCAAGATGCTGATACTGATGCTGCTATAAACTTAGATGATACCGAAGTAGGTGCTGAAAGGGCAGCGGCTTGTACGTTTGTTACTGCCAGACCATATGTAACTTCTATAATTGATAACAGTAAATATAGTTATAAATTATTATTAGTAGATAACTTAAGAAATACAGATTCGGGGAGAGCAGGGGTAACGTCTGGAAATAATACAAGTAATGAGGGTGCTTCATTCAATGTAACTTCCCCTGCATATAGAACTGATTATGATTTATCTTTTATTAACGCTAGAAGAGATGGTGCTTTAAATGGGTCAGATGTTAGAACAAGTCCAGTTATGGATGGCCCTACAAGATACTTACACTATGATTTTTCTCCAATAAAAAATAACAGAATTACAGGTGCTATTGGTAATATACTTCTAGATTCTTTTGAAGAAAAGGGAACTTATGCTGAGACTGTTCTCCTAGATAATTCTAGGATGAATACGCAAAAGATTGTTCCATTCTCTCAATATAGGATAAGACATAAAATACATTCTGGAACATTCAACGCTTTTTTAGAACTGGGGGCCAAGGTAAAAACAACTGTATCTGGAGCAGGTGTTACTGCTAACTTTAGAACAGATTTTGATTTAACTAACTTTCTAAATGTGGGAGATGAAGTTAGAGTAGGTAATAGAATATTATTCCTTGCTACTTCTTCTGCTTTTGGGACATTTGCTAATGGGGAACAGACTGTTCAGTTTGTTGCTAGTAACAGATTAACCACAGATACATCATTCAATACCAGTTCTTACACATTAACCGCAGATGATGTTTTGCATCGTAGGGCATACAACGCTACTGATGGAACATTACTTACTTCTGGATTTAAAATACTAGAAGGAAGAACTGGGAGCCTCTTCATCAAATTAAATTCTATTAAGTTTAGAGGGTTAACTGCAACAGTAACAAATGCTGATGCTGAAAAGAATCTTTTGACGATTAGTTTCAATACTCAGAGTTATAGTTCTAGTTCAGCACTTACTTTTGTAGAAGGAACATACGATATATTTGTTCAGAGGATGGATGGGGAAATAGAAAGAATAGATTCGTATAAAGAGAACCAACAAACTATGATGAAAATATCTGGTAGAAGCAAAATTGCTAAATTACTCAATCCTGTTATTAATAAAAACACGAAATTTTCAGATGATATTATTTACAGTTCTTTTAGCCCATATGGGGAAAGGGTTCAACTCACCAGTTCTAATGAAGATATTGATTTTGGTGATACCACCTCGCCAGATATTTCTAATAGTAACATTTCCAATAGCCCCTCTATTGGTGATTTGTTAATTAGTGAAAGTAATCAATTAGTTGGTAAAATAACTAATATTACCAATCCTAGTGGTAGCACTACTAGATTTACTTTTGGTGTGGGTGCTATGACTAAAACATCTGGAGAAAAATTATTCTTTATTAAAAATGAAAATTATATTTTTAGTAATTCATTAGCCTCTAATCATTTAGCATCTAGAAGTTTACCATCATTAGATGGTGCAGCAGAAAAGGGTGTTTTATTCAATGGTGGTTATTCACTGGCTTCTAACGGTAGTGATGACTCTCTTTTGTTAGGTTCATCTAATGACACTCATCCCAAAGCATTAGGTTACTCTATCAATTCTCCAGTTAATATGAAAAATGATAATTCCTTTCAAGCCAAATTTGTAAATGAGTTTTCTGGAACTACTAAAAGTAGATTTGATGTAGTCAATTCTCTTATGGATTTTTCAGTAGTTTCCTCTAATAAAACTAAAAATCAAACAGTATTAGAACTGGCTCCTTACTTACCTGTAACACTTGGTAGGAAATATCCTAATTATTCTTTCATAGATGATAATACTGATACCACTGTCCTTACTCATAGTTGTACCACATATAGTTCTATTAGTGTGGAATTCAGTTCAAATGATAATATTGTTGCTGGTATGAAAATAGAAGGCTCTGGTATTCCAGATGGTACTTTTATTGCAGAAGTGACTAGAGATACTGATAGGAATGGGAGTTCTGCTAGTGGAACAGATACCGCTAGAATATCAGCGGCCGCTACTGCTTCTGCAACAGTGACTTTGACCTTTACCTCTAGTAATTATTGCTATAGAGGAATAACTGTAGAAACTGGAATAACAGTCGATACTGGAAGTGGTACAGTTGATACAATATACTCTACTTATTACATAAACTCAGATACAAAAGAAGTTTATTTCATTTCTCAAGGAGATGCAGTATATTTAGCAGATAGTTCCGGTGATAATAAAAGGTTCGCAGGTTTTTGTAGAGAAGTGGCTAACGCAACTATGATAGATGGTTTTGCGAATTTACGTTCCGGAGGGTCAGTGTTAACATCTAGTGATAATATTATAATTTTAGATAGACCAGTTACTTATGCTAATAATGAAAAAATATTCATTATAGGTGCGCCTAATAATAATTCTACTGTGGTGGGATTCAAGGATGCTCATGATTTATATTTTGTAAATGGCGCACATTTATGGGGAGGTAAGATATTATGTATGCCACATCCATTAATTACTTCTAGTGGACCTGCATATCTGAATTATGAGCAGACAAAAAACGCAAACTATACTCTAGCCGATTATTATGGTTCACCATATTATCGCATTTTCAACATGGCTAAAGGTCAATTCAATGATGTAAAAATACCCTCTGCCTTTGCTGATTATAGTACCCAAATATACAAAAATATTTCAGCATTAAAGTATCATGCGTTAGCCTACAAATTTGATTTCGGTTATAGTTCAACAGATAATAATTTAGTAAAATATGGTAAAAATGCTTATGATTTTGATACAAGTACGTTCAATGGAATTACTCCACATAAAAGTATAGATGATAGATTAAAAACTGTTTGGGGAACTAACTTTACTGATGCTACGACTATTACTAAAAAAGAAGAACTAAATAGATTAGAATACTATAAAAATATTAAATTAGATTATTTTGGTAGACAAGAGGATTATGTGAAGGATGGTTTAGAACAGACAGATTCTTCTATTTCCAGATTATTTATGTATGTTAATTCAGATGCCTTACCTTATTCATCTTTAAGGACAGATTCCTTAATGAATCAATCTAGAAGTATAGTAAATTACTCCACATTGATATTAGGTAGCCCAATCAGTGATGATACTCAAATATCACAAAGTAATATTACACAGGCTAATACTTTAGGGATAACAAATGAAGATACTGAGAGTCATCAAATATTCCAAGTAAGTAAATCAATTAATACTCTCAAAAGATTTGGAATGATGAGATTAACAGAAGTAGTGGTTGATTGGCATTTTAATCAATTTAATCCAGAAAAGCCTGTTCCTCCAGTGAACGCAAATATACATATTAATGAATATGTAGCAGTTGAAGGTATAAGTACCGCTATAAATTCTGGAGGTAATATAGACACAACTATTACTCAATCTCAATTCGACACTGGAACTGGAACCAATGATAGAAGAATATATTTTCCATCGGGAGCGACCTTCTCAACTGTTTCAGTTGGTCAGGATATAACTGATTCAGATGCAAATCTAATAGGAACATTTGGCCTTAGTTCGGATACTGCTGGAGAAGAAAATATAGGCGGCACTGATTATGCCTTTGTTCAAGTTGTTGAAGATAACATAAGATTAACTAACAATGGTGGGGTTGCTTCTGGAGATTTACACACCAGAGTCATTACAAAAACTATAAGTTTAGTTGGTTGTGAAGAAGAAACTTTAATGAGTACAGGCGTTAGATTCAATATGTTAAGGAGTTTTATACTTACAGATGTTTCAGAATATGGGGATTCAGACCCTTTCGCAACACATTTTGGTGCAAACTTAACTTTAGATACTAAAGA